TGCTTGACATTGAAAAATATTTCCTTGAAAATAAGATTGTTGGTTTACCTGAAGAATTCCAGTACATTCTTGACAATTGGCATGTAATCCGCGGGCATACCATGGATTATGAGTTAGTTGTTGAGATGGAACATGGAAGGAAGTCTGGTGATCTTTGGACCACTTTATTAAACAACTTACTTAACTACCTTGTTCATATGTTTGTGTTGGAACTTGAGCCCGAAGATGACTACAAAATTGGTACAGCTGGTGACGATGGGGTCGCGGCAACCAATAAGGACATAAGTGATGACTTAATTGTTTATCGTTACAAAGAACTTGGTATGAAAGCCAAAGTGATTTCGAATGATAATCATTATTACGATTCCTTTTGTTCAGGTTATTTTTGGGATTTGGGAGAGCGCCATAAGTGGGGTAGCGATCCTTTTCGCGTTCTTGCTAAGTATGGTGTCAATACCAATAGACATAGTCCGAAATTGTTCAAGGGTCTTCTACTCGGAACTGCAAAGAGCTTGCTTCCTGTGGCTGGTCATGTTCCTGTGGTGGGTGCCTTTATGCGTGCTATCATTGATAGTGGGGAGAAACGTGGGATTAAAGCAAGAGTGGATAACTCTAATACAAACCCATTTCGTTTTCAAGGTGGAGTAGTTGATTATCCAACAGTGGAGACGTATATTCAATTCTCAGAAATGTATAACATCGAGTTAGATGTTGTTTATGCACTTGAGGATTGGATTACACGAGTTGTAGATATAGACCAGTGTCCTTATATTTTGAATGACGAAATTTTCATTAATGGTTTAGCTCAATCAGTTGGGACACCGTGTGGATTTGCCTTTTCTTCGTCAATTTACGAATCTGAAAGTGGGTCCTTGGATCCGATCATTGACATAGCCCCACGCGCTGAGGAGATTGAAAAACTCACAGGCGCCAAAAATATCATGGAAGCTGTTGATAATGCCATTAGATTTGGTGAGGAGGAAGATTCTATGTTTGGAACTTCGTCACACGTTTATTTGCACGTCATATTTACGTGTTTATCATGGATTTGTTTGGATTGGGGTATTAGGGTTCATTCATTTTACAATTCATTTGCTATGAGAAATAATTTGGCTCCAGCAACGAAAGGTAAGAAGAAAAAGAAAGG